CTTCCGGCTCAACTCACGCGATGCTTTGCTGCCACGGGCCATACCAGCACCGTAGCTGCTGCCAGTCAACCCAGAGGAGAATTCCATGAGTTCATCCCAAGCGCGGCCTTGTTTGGTTTTCTCACGCGCTGCATCCTCTTTGGTACGGCGTGCTTGAATCTCAGCCATGTCTTTCTGCGCAAGCTCCCACGGGGCCTCTCCAGGCTTGACGCCTGCCTGACGCAGCTTGGCTTCTTGTTGCTGTTGATACTCTCCAAAATCTCTGGTCACAGCAGGAAGCGTTGGGGACTCAGACAAGTACTTCCGCGCAAACGCCACTGCGGGGTCTCTGTTGTAGGTATCCAAGGCACCCGGAGCCCCGGTAGTGGCGGGGCCAGGACCAGCGCCAGGGCCAGCGCCAGGACCACCAGCAGGCGGACGCTGCCGAAGCATCTCAGGCAACCCGACCTGTACTGGTTCTTTGGGCGGGTATGCGCGGCCTTCATTGCCGTAGTTGCCAGTATTCCCGTAATCAACAGGTGGGCGCTCAACTTTCTTGGGAGAAAACAGACTGGTAATAATCCGCTGAACCATGTTTTGGTCAGGCGTGTCTCTTCCAACAGCGTCGGGTTTCTCCGCTGCTTTAAGCGTAGCCACTTCTTCTGGAGATGTACCAAACAACTCGCCTGCAATCGACGCTACGGCTAATGGTCCTGCTGCCTTACGCAGTATTCCGCTTGTGGCATTAGCGCCCGTACCCACCGCATTGGCAGCGGCATTTACGCCTCTGATACCGCGCTCCATTCTGGTGGGAGCCCGGGCATCTTTGGGTTTTGCCGATTCGGATGGCGCAGCTTCGGGGGGCACAGCCCCAGCCTTCATCCGCTCGGCTCGTTGCTCGTCGGGCGACAAGTTAGCAAACTCACTTGTAGTCATCCCTTTTTCTTTTAAATACGCACGCAAAATGGCATCCGCGCTGCTACCGCCAGCATCAAACGACACAATGCCGCCGCCAGCCATGCCAAACATATCGCCGCGCACAGGGACACCCATCAAGCCGCCCGATGCGGCCATCTGAACGTCAGGCTCTGCTTGAGGCTGCATACGGGGTTGGGGGAGCATCCCAGGCAGTCCGCCGGGCGACTGTTGTCTCTGCGCTTGGGTATTAAGCGTAGCGGCCTTTTGGCGGAGCTTGTCCATCACGGTTGATTCGGGGCCTTGGGCCGCGCCTTGCGCCAAATCACTGGCTGCTTTAGTCGCTACTTTTTCACTCAATGCTGCCGCAGCCGCCCAAGGAGGAACAGCACGGGGGTTTTTGCCCTGAGAGTACGCATCCAGCACCGGCTCAGGTATGTATTGCAACAATTCGTCAAGGTGGTCGAGGTTCATTGTTGGTCCTTATTTAACCTGGATTAAAGATGGCGTTCCACTTTTTCATAAAGTCAGCGGTGCCTGTGCTGGACTGGATGAGGTCCAGCAGCGGGTTGGTATTGGGCGTATTGACCGACGTGGAGATCGGCAGCTTCTCCAGCAGGCCCAGCTTGTATTGCTGCATCTGCTTGTCCCAGTCGCGTTGTTTCTCCCACTCTTTCTGGTCCGCCGTAATGCCTTCCTGCTCGATATCCCGCTGCGTGGCACCCATCTTGGCCAAGTCGTTGAGCGTGTTGCGTCCGTAGTCAGCGCTGTATTGGCGTGAAGACTCGCCCATTTTGTCAGCGTCCAAACGGCGCTGCTGGTCCGCATTGAACTGCGCCATGGCTTTGTCGTAGGCGGTTTCGTACCCCTTGCCAATCAACTGAGATTGCTTGTCCAGCAGGTTGCGGCGTCCCTCGGACTCCATGACCGCTTGGCGTCCGCCGCCAAAGGCCCCAGCTTGGGCCAGTCGTGCATTGTCAGACAGCCGAGCGATATCCGCTGCTCGCTGTTGCTCAGCCAGTTGGCCTGAAAGCGAAGTGGTCAAGAACGGATTCATGTACGACTTTGCAGCATTGGCATCAAAGGTGCCGCCCGTAAAGGTGCCGGGGGTATACCCAGTCGTGGCCAAGTTGCTGGCTCCCGCAAACGCTTGGTTTTGCAAGTCAGACGCCCCGGCAGTCAGGGGGCCCTTGTACGCTTGGTATGGCTGGTCAGCCAGCGATTGCGCTTTACCCAGGGTGCTGGTCACATAGTCCCCAACCCAGGGAGACAGCGTAGAGGAAGTCGAGGTATCAGTGGCTGTGCCCCCGGCAGTGAAGCGTTGGATGTCGCCCCCGCCAGAGTAACCAACGATGCCGCCGGGCATGTACTTGTCTGGGTTGATCTGCTTGCCTTGCTTTTTGGTGCCGGTTCGGGCCACGCGAATGCGGTCCATCATTTGGTACAACTTCTTTGCCCCAGCCTCGCTGTTGCCGTTGCCCAGGTGAGACACCACGTCCGCAGGAATCACAAACTCCCCGTGGCTCAAAGCCGCAGGCTGGTTGTTGTCGATTCGCGCAGGTAACTTGTCGGCCATGCCGTCAGTGTCGCCTTGCAGGTATTGGCCTTTTGCCATGTTCAATATGCCTCCTTGGGCCATAGTAGTCGTTCCAGCAGGCTTTGCCGCCCCATAGGGTGAGTTCTGCCTGTACCACGCCAAGGCCGTTTCAGGGGAGTCAATCAGGGAGGCTACCCCGGATGCGCCAGTAGTTGCGGCGGTGCCCGTACCCGTGGTGGCCGTACCCGTGGTGGCCGCAGCTTTTTCCCAAGGCATGGCCAACGCCTTGACCCCGGGTTTGGTGTATGGGTTTTGGGCTTGCGCTGCCGTGGTGGGGGTGTACCCGCTCAGAATGCCTCTGGCTTCGTCCACAGCGGCGGTGTTTGCTGCATCCAACCCGGCTTGGTCTGTTGCAAAACGGGAGGAGGTGAAGTACTGACGGCCTGCGGCTCCAGGGCGGCGGTTGGGGTCGTCGTAGTTGATAGCCGCTTTGGATACGGCATAGGTTGGAATTTTTCCAGAGTACCCGCCAGTGGTCTTTTTCTGAGTCAAGCCCGACGCAGAAGCCAACGCGCCCGCAACCCCGCCCAATGCCCCCCAGTTAGTTTTTCCGTCAGCCCCAGTAAATGCGGACTTGAGTGAGTCTACGGTGGTTTTTGCAAGCCCTTTAGCTTTGGCCCAAAGGTCAAACTCTTTGGCGTCGTCGAAGGTTACGCCCGCTTTCCGGTTTGCAATCTCCATCTTTGCACGGTAGGTGTCCCAGTCTTCCGTGGTGACCTCGCCGTAGTCTCCAGCGGTTTGGCCCGTGCTGGTGTCTCCAAGGTCCACGCCCCCCGTGTTGGTGTCGCCCCCGCCAGCAGCGGTGTCGTCGCCCGTGTCCGCAAGGTCTACGCCGCCAGTGAAAGTGTTGTCGCCGCCAGTAAGACTGATATCTCCAGTCAGGTCAAGGTCGCGTAAGTATTCGCCTGTGGTGTCGTCAAACCACTCTCCCAATTCGTCTTGTACCCAACTCATATCAATTCCTTCTCAGAATATCTAACAGTTCATCTATTGACCCGCCTTGGGCCATTTTAGATGCGGATCTTTGTTTTGCATACGGGTTTACTTCAAACTCGCTGGTGAAGTCAAACGGCTCTGACGGGGTGTTATCTATGACCGGAGCGGGGGCTGGAGCCTGCTGATTACCCAGGGAGGCCAGAAGTGCAAACAACGCCATGTTTGGCGCAGTGGGCGCAGTTGTAGCCGTATTGGCATTGGCAGTCGTGATCGTCGTGGTTGGGCGGCGTCTGATATCCGGTTTTTTGCCGCCCGGCAGGTTTGGCAATCTGTATTTGTAGTCATTGGTGGGGTCGTTATCCACCAAGTCGTACTTGTACGGGTCAAAATCTGGGTCGCCAATGCTGTACTGGTACTGCCCGGTATCTGGGTCGTATACCGCCCAGGGGTCACTTGAGGACAAGAATTGCTCTTCGGTCAGCCCAAAGTTGAACGGGTTAAATTCGCCGTGGTTGGCACCGTACTTGTACTGCTTGGTTTCAGGGTCGTAGTAGGCAAAGGGGTCCCCGCCCGCAACCGTGTCGTCGCCCGTAGCGCCAGTGGTGGTGTCTGCGCCTGTCCCGCCCGTTAGGGTGTCTGCGCCCGTACCGCCCGCAACCGTGTCCGTGCCCGTAGCGCCCGTTGTGGTGTCTGTGCCTGTTCCGCTTGTGATGGTGTCATCGCCCGCCGCGCCCGTTAGGGTGTCTGTGCCCGTGGTGGTGCCCGTGCCACCAACAATTTCGGTCAAATCGGTATCATCCAAGTCATCGTGCAACCCGGCGTTGGTTAGGTCATCTACGACATCTTGTTTTTTAGCCGGAATAGCGCCGGGAAACGTCGGGTTAATTCTTGCCGCTTCGTCCGCAGTTAACGCTCTTGGTGCGGCGTCGTCGGAGTCTTTTACGCGGCCATCCGCATACAGCGTTGCCTGTTCGCCCGTACCAAAAAAATCCCCGACGCCAAACACTTTTTTGGTGTCGTAGTCGGTAAGGTTAGTTGCCCCGACGGTTTTGTAATCTCTCCACAAGCCTGGGTCCGCAATCCCAACTTGTTGCGCATCACGCGAATCCTGAACGCTATTCCATCCCGCTTCCTTAGCCGCCACAACTTCAGAAGGTAACTCTTGAAGGGCGCGGACAGAACTATTCTGAAGGCCCGCCATCCTGTCTATTTCACTATCAATAGCTGCCTGCGCAACAGGGTCGCCTATGGCATTACGCCAATCGTCTGATAACTCCTCTCGTCTGGCCCTTGCGGTTTTGTAGTCTTGTTCCGTTTTGTTCAGCAACTCACGGTCTTCAGCGGAGCCGTATCTATAAACGGTATCGTAGGCTTTTACTTGGGTGTCCAGAGTGTTATACCCAAGCTTAGCCGCCTCTTTCTCGGCTACGTTATATGCAGTGGTAAATCCTTGGTTGAGCAGGTTGTACGCCGCGCTTTGGTCTCTGTTAAACGCCACTTTGAATGCGTTGACGGCTGTGGCCTGCTCGGCTTTGGATAGCGTGTCCCACCCAGGAATCTGGGCCATAGCCTGATTTAAACCGTCACTGGTAAGTGAATTGGTGATGATCTGTGCGCCATTGATGTCGGTACTACCTTTTTGCGCAGCAGCAGCAAGCATCCCCCGCGCAGAGTTTGCTGCAACCCGTGCCGCCATAGCAGAGTCAGTGGCTCCTCTGACACCCGTGCCCGCAAATGTCTCCCCCGTGGTTATATCTGTTTGCGGGCCGAGGCCCGCTACGTTATTTGCAACCCATTCACCGCCCGCTTGAATAACGTAAGCTTTTGCGGCTTCAGTTAGCCATTCCTCGGGACTGCTATTCTTGCTGGTTACTTTCGCTGCCCCGCTTATGTACGGGATAAGTTGCGGCTGGCCTGCGGCAATGGCGACCGCATACGCGGCCCACTTAACGGGGTCTTTTCCTATGTCGGCAACAATATTTTGGGTAACTTTGCCTGCTGTGGTGTCCGGGTTAAATACGTTTAGTTGGCCTAAATCTTTGACCGCTTTTCCCACCGCAGAATCAGAGTTCAGCGGGTTGAGTTGCCCGGCACCCGGGAGCCACGTTGTCTGGCTGTTATGGAATGGGTTGTCAACGCCTGGGATGAGCGACCCACCTTCTTGCCCAGTTAGTTGTTGCCAAAACCCCATATCTATTCCTTAAACAATTGGTAACGCCGAGACAAAGGAAAGCGTAGCCACAACCGATTGGGTTGCGGGACGCACTGGGCCTATTGAGGCTGGGTAGTGTTGAATTGTCACTGACGCAAGCGTTGTTGACCAGTATATTTCAATGTAGTCGTTGGCCTGCATGGACACATAGTAGTTCCACCCGATGATTTCATGCGCCTCTTCACCGGCTGACGCGCTCTTTCTGGCGGGGATGGATACGTATCCCGTGGAACCCGGGATGTCTACTCCGTTCTGCTTCAGCCAGATGCTGATGTCTTGGATCTGGTTGTCCGTGTTTTGGAACTGCGTTGAAAACTGTAGGTTGTAAATCCCAGCCACTGCCGGTGTAATCTTGGACGAACTGATGCTGACCCCGTTGGAAAAGTCCGTGGTATTCAGCGTCATCAGCGTAGCCGTGTTGGCCGTGGTGCTTTGGTCTTGGTCGCTGGAGAACGCCCCGTGTGGGAACGACAAATACTGCCCGCCTGAGCTACTTATTAATGCGCCAAAAGCGTTGTCAATCTGGTTGAAATACAGACGCAGGATGTTGTTGAACTTGTCAAAGTCCCGCGCTTCATAGTCTTGGGGCGACACAGGTAGCGAAGGCGCTACAAAGGGCCGCAGGCGGTAGATAAAGGACGTAGCCATCAGCGACGCCCGTCCGGTCGTATGTCGATACGCGGTGACCCAAGCTGCCATTGAACATCAAAGGCAGTGGAGCGAACCTCCAACACCATCTGACGCCCGCGCACTCGGATGTTTACCTGCCCGGTGAATTGCTCAATCTGCACCGACGTACCTGAGTTAGTTTGAACAACGGGATAAATATTGGAGCCCCCCAATGCTTGGGGATCGTTATACCCCGAACCCGCGTTTATCAGGGGTTTAAGCGTCATGGTTACCGACGGCGAAGCCGCTGTAGAGTTACGGAAGGTAATGTCAGGCAGCATACGCCAGATAAACGCCACGTTGTTGCCGTCGTCAATGTCAAACTCAGCCGACGAGATGTAGGCTTCGATCGGCAACGATACGGCGGTGGTGTCGTCGTTTAATCCAAACTCGTGGTAGACGATGTTATTGCTGTAGGTTGCGGCCATGGGGTAGTTGCGCAACCCAGAATCCAGCCATGCGGTGCGGCCCAGGTTGCCGTAATACCAGACGCCTGCGCCGTTGTTTTCGGTGTAGTTGAAGATGACGTACTTGTCCACCACGGTGGAGTTGGCGGAGCAATAGAACCACCAGACCTCATTGAAGCCCTCATTGGTACCGGCAACCACTTGCGCCGCTTGACCCAAATTAATATCGGTGTATATATACCGCAGAAGGTCGCAGCGCAGCGTTTCCGTCTTGCCGTTGTATTTGTAGAACTTGTCCACGCCCATCCAATAGGTGGTTCCAGACGCCACTGCAACTGCGTTTTGCCCGATGACGGAAATGTTGTCTGCCAGGAGTTGAGTGCCCCACCAAGGCTCAGATTGAAACGCCTGCATGGAATACAAAGTTGAGTCAGTCCACACCAAAAGCTCTTGCCGAACTTGCAAGACGGTGATGATTTGGGAGCCATGTGAAAGCCGAATAAACCCGGCCTGACTGGTCGGGGTAACTTCCCAAGAGACCACAGACTCAGCCGCACTCCAGCGAATTAGCATTGGGTCAAACGTAGCCGACCCATATTCAGTGGTGCCAAACACCATAACAAACCGGCTGGCGTCGGTGACGATGAGGTAATTTTGCTTGGATGGAGCAAACCCGTCTGCCCCCGGCAGCGCCAAGATATTAACTCCCCGAGAACCAGTGCCAACTGAAGCATCCCAGTAGTACAGCGGCCCCCCGCGAGGGCCAAATATCAAGTCTTCGCCAAAGTTAGCCTGACTCCACAAACGCAAGTTTTGGAGGGACGTTGAGGTGCTTTCGCCCCAACCGCCCGAGCCCCAACCGCCGGCACCCCAACCAGTAAAAGAGTTTGCTATGTCCGAGCCGATGTTGATCTGGTATGCAGCGGATACCGCCGCCCCGCCGCCAGTTGTGCTGGAGGTTGCGGCCACAGTGGGTACTGCCCCAGTGATGGGGGTTTGCGCGTTGATGAAATAGGTGCCTGCGGGTTGCGCGGCAGTAATTGTGATGGCGGGGCTTACTGTTTGAGTAATGCTAACTACATAGCTGCCTGTTCCACCAGTGCCCGATCCAAAAGCAGTGATAACCGTTCCAACACTGACCCCAGTACCTGAAAGCTCCATGCCCACATACAACGGGTTGGTAGGCGCAGTAAGCACAGTTAAATTTGTGAGCACTATGATTCCAGTGAAGGTAGCCGATGGGCGCACAGACAGTTGGTATTCTTTGTTGAGGTCCAGGCCAGCAACCGCAGTCCCGCCGCTGAAGGTAACAAAGTCCCCAGTGATATACCCGCCAACAGCATCCGTTACGGTCACGTAGTAGGTGCCGCTGAATGTGCGAAATGGGTCGGTACCCAGCGTTAGGGTGGCACGCAGCGGAGTGATGTCGTAGTTGGCTCCGCCCTGGTTGATGTAAAACTTGAGGTTGGTGCCGAGGCCCAATAGGTTTTGAAAGCCCAGCGTTACCCAGTTCCATATGGACCGGCATGTACCCAGGAAAGTTGAGGTTGCGGACGCCCACCCACCAATCTTCTCAGGGGTGCCTTGGCGGAAGCGAATTTTGTCGCACTCATACCACCCATTCTCATTGGTGTACCGGGTGTTTTCTTTGTTTACCCCGGGCTTGAGCGTCAGTTTTTTAAGTGGCATTTTTAACCCTATGACAAAAACATGGCCCGTTCGTCGATCCGACGGTTTTGCAGCCCTTTGAGTATTTTCCCACCAGCCATGCAATACTTCAAGAGTTCTTCCGCAGCCCCCGTTTTATCGCCCCGAAGCAGCTTTTGACGAAGCGTCGAACGCTGGAGTGTTCCCAAACCGACGTTAAAACTAAAACTGACAAGGCCATCAAACATGCCTTGTGTAAGGGGAACGGGGCAGAACTGAGCCACTCCACGCTCAAACCTTGCAAGATCGCTTCTGAGAATCCCATCTACTTCGTCCTTTGTCCACACGCGATTGTCTTCCGGGCGCAAAGCAAACCCATCCCGGGCTTCAATCTTTAACTTCCCCTGCTCGGGGTACATGACATGGCCCACGCCAATCGTCCACAGCTTTGCCGGGCATCGGTAGGGTTTATACCTGATGCCCTCATGGTGAGCAATTATTTTTTGTGCTTTAGTTGATGTCTGCATCTTTGCACCTGTCAAAATGCCACCGCTTCATTCCGTTGCCTCGCCCAACGGTCTGACAATGAGGGCATTGAATAAATGGAGCGTTCTTTGCCGCTTCTGCTATTTTTTGTTTGTGAATTTTTGAAAAAACCGGGTGCGTCCCCCAAGCTGGGTTTTTTTCACCCATTTTTGATTTTGAAATGTTTTGACGGTATTCAGTTGACCTAGATTTTCCCGTGGGATCAGGAGGAATATTTCCTCCGGGCTGTTGGTTCCAACCAATGTTTGAAGTTGGGCGCAACATTTCTTCAAGCAAAAGCGCCGCTTCAAGCTCAAGATTTTTGACAAGAACACGAACCTTAATCAAATCACCATAAACACGGAAAGCATTATCCAAGATTGGGTTGGACTTTTTCTTTCTGGAAATATGGTGTTCGTATCTAAAGTTTGTGTCTTTGCTTACGCCAATATACCCACCATTTAAATCGGGTGAAGTATGCAAATGATAAACAGAGTAAGTGTTCATTTTTTGAACGCTTGCCCGCCAAACCAGAACGACACAATGCAAGCCCAGATGATCTGGGTCTCGTCATCCCACAGGTTGTCCAAGGCCACGGTAAATTCCACGTCCGTGTGCCATGCGTAGTAGAAGCCAAAGATTTCCACGAACATAAACATGGCAAACATGCCGTAGGTAATGACGCTGCGGGTCGCTGCGCGCATGTTGGTCACCCAGGTACTTGCCCCTTGGCCCAGCGCGATGTCGTGCGCGTAGAGCGCTTGGCGCTCCTGCATGGCGGTCTGGTTGTTTGTGACCTCGGCGTTGATCTGAATCTGTTCAGTCTGGATGTGCTCGATGCGCTCCTGAGCCTCCAAACCAGCCTTTTTGAGCGCCAGTTCGCGCTCGGTCTGCATGGCGGCAAGGGCAAGCTCGTGCTTTTTGTCGGCCCGGTCCTGGAAAAACTCAAGGATTTTGGGGAGCCCGCCCATCAGGAAGCTGATGAGGGATGAGAATAGGGTCAGCATTTTTCTTCCTTTCGTCTTCGATCTGCTTGCGCAGTTTTTCCGTTTTTTCCATCTGGGCCTTGGCTTCGCGCTTGGTCACCATGGTATCCACATACAGCATCCCAATCAAAGGAAGCATCAGGGCAAACACCAGCGCAAACAGGATCAGGACAAATATGTACCCAGACGGCCCCGATGGTGTTGGTTTATTAGCCACATCAGGAATACTAGGTAGGCGACCACGAAAGCCACCACCGCCGTTTCCAAAAGCCTGTCCAAGATCAGATTTTTTACCCTTTGTCGTCGCCATGCTTTCATCCGCTTTTCGTGCAATTCACGAGCCGCTTGCTCCGATTTTTCATCCAACAGCCTTTGGTACTCCGCAACGATGTCATGCCAAAGGTCAGGTTGCCCCATCTCCCAGCGCACCATGCGCTCCAGGTCCGCATAAAACTGCTTGGTCTGGCGCAGGTACATCACATTGTCAATGGCTTGTGTGGCAAGGTCGTCTTTAATCCCCTTCTTCCTGTTGTCCTCTCGTTGGACCTCAGCCTTCTCGTGGCTGGCCTCAAGCTCTGCGTGGCCCTTGAAAAAGTTTGATAGTGCTCCTCCGACTTCTCCCGTGATCTTTGTCAGATCGTTGCCTGTTTTCTTCAGGTCTTGGTAAACGGCAATGCACCCCTTTATGCCTTCATAGGCACCCTTGCAAAGTGCGAATGCCGTGACTGGATCAATTTCTTGCCTCTAGCGCCTCAAGCCGCGCCGTCAGTTCTTGGATGGCTTTGACCAAAACAGGAATGAGTTTGCCCGGGGTCATTTCCAACTTTTCGGGATTGGACTTGTACACCAGATTCATCCAGTCTGCGCCTGCCGCCGTTGCGGCCTCATCCACCTCTTGGGCAATAAAGCCTTCGTTCCATTCATCGGACTTGCGCGACCCGTCTTTTGGGACAGCCACTTGGGTTGTGGTGCCATCCTCATTTTCCAAATTATCAAAATAATGGTCACGCCTATCCCATTTGAACCTACGGGGTCTTAGGGAGTTGATGAAATCCAGACCAATGGGCAAATCTTCAATGTCATACTTATCTCGGGCATCAGATAACGCAGTTATGGTGGTGACGTTGCATCGCAAAGAAGATACAAATGCATCGCCCAACGTAATTTGATTGCTCACAGAACTTGTGGAGGGTTGAGCGTTGAATCCCAAAAGCGTAAGATTTGACCCGGTATACCCAGTTGACCCGCCGCTATTTTGCCCAACTGCTGTGTTGTAGTCCCCAGATCCGTAATATCCAGCTTGATGCCCAACCGCAACGTTGTAATAACCACTTGCGCTTTGCCCTAGAGCCAAATAGCCAACCGCCGTGTTGCTTCCGCCACTTGTACTTACGACCCCCGCGCCATTTCCAATAAAGACATTTGCATTACCCGATTGATTGTCTCGACCAGCGTACTGCCCCATGTAAATATTATCACTACCGCCTAAATTTTCTTTTCCCGCTTCATTACCAATTGCCGTATTTCCGCTGCTAGAACTGTTTGCGTTTAAAAGTGCTGAAACCCCAAATGCGGTATTGCTGGCAATAGCATTGTTGCCCTTGCCAACGGTGAGGCCTTGAATGGTTGCCCCGCCGCCAAAATAATTCTTAGCCGTTGTGGATTGTTGGTACACGCCCCATTCATTTGTGATGGACGCCCCAAAAGCAATTGTCGGGCTTTTTAAATACAGCCCATAAAAGTTTGTGCAAACAATGGTTCCGCTACCACTGCTACCTATTGAAGCTTCGCCATAAAAGTTATAGGCAATAGGCTGAGTGAGCGTCGTTGATTGCCCACAAGTCACATCGGAATACACTCCCGCCATCATTGTGGATGCGACAGTTTGCAAGTTGGCAGTGCCTCGCACCCCAACTATAAAACCGCTTGCGGTTCCAACCTGCTGGCTTCCAAGAAAACGGCCACCGTACAAACTACTGGATGTGCCGCCAAAACTTCCCGAAATCAATGCGGCTCCGTACACGCCGTACATGGTGCTAACCCGGCCAAGGTCTGCGGCGTTGGTGCGATTGAATTGAAAATACCCGCCGTACCCTACTTGCGCTACGGTGGATGCCCCGGAACTGATAATGTTGGGAAACGAAGCTACGCCAGAAACCTCTAGCCCCTGAGTGCCGCTGGCACCAGTGTTTGTAACTGTTGGGCTGGAAACAAAAGCGTAATGGGCTTTGGTAACGGCACCCGTGGATACAAATGGCGTTGAATATTTGAGCGTAATACCAGTCTCAGTAGAGACTACATCGGTTCCATTTGGCCCAGGATATACGTTTGCGGCAAAGGTGCCTATGTTATTAAGAACTGTTCCCGTAAAGGTTGGGGTAACAGACAGCACAACCGACCCAGTGCCGGTTGAACTGGTTACGCCCGTGCCACCATTGGCCACCGCCAAAGTGCCAGCCAGCGTGACTGCGCCAGTTGTTCCAGTGCTTGGGGTAAGGCCCGTGGTTCCTGCGCTGAACGAAGTAACCCCAGTGGCTGGGGCATTCACCCAGGACGGTGCCGCCGCCCCGTTGGTTTGCAATAGTTGCCCGGCAGTCCCTGCGGCAAGTCGGGTCAACGCACTGGTGCTGGACGCATAAAGCAAGTCGCCAACCGCGTAGGTATTTTGCCCAGTACCGCCAGAGGTAGCGGCAAGTGCGGTGCCCAAGGTCAGGGAGGAGAGGTAGGACACAGCGTCCACCACATTGGTGCCGTTATTGAACAACCACATGGTTGCGCCTGCGGGCACGGCGATGCCGGTACCCGTTGTATTCTTGACCGTCACGGCGTTTGCAAGGCCGTTGTTGACGATGTAGGGTTTGTTGATCTGGCACCCAGAGCCAAGGGTAAGTGTGCGTGCGGACCCGCCAGCAGTGCCGGTCAGGTTCAGCCGCAGGTTGCGTGCGGATTGCGTCGCGTTGGTATCCGTCAGCGTCAGGGTCAAGTCCGCGCTGGCAAATGTGATATCGACGGACCCAGCGATTGCCTCGTTGATCGCAGTACCAATATTTGTGTTGGTTGTGTTGCCCCACTGGCCGGACTGATCGCCGGTCAGGATAAGCTCAAATTTGAGACTGGAAAAAGTTGACATGCTGGGTCCTTGGGTTAAAGCACCGTATTACTGAATCTGCGCTGCTTGCTCCGCTGCGGAAGGGGGAGGAGGCACATGGGCGGCTTGAAACTCCATACCAACTTGGCGCAGTTTCATAAACAAATCGAGGCAGTCAGCGATCTGCCCCAGGGCAATCTGGCGCATCACGATGTTGTACTCGGCGGGGGTCAGTTCAATTTTGATTGTGTCGTTCATGGTGTCCTCTTAGAGTTTGAAATTTGGCTGGGGGCCCAGCCACCGCAGATGATACCGCTTTTACTCGTACAAGATGTTGATGGTGCCAGCGTCAAAGGTGTCAGTGCCATTGACTGTAGTGACGCGAACTTGGGTTAGTGTGCCTGAAAACGCTTTTGACCCGCCAGAAAACACTGCTCTAGTTGTATCACTATTGCCGCCTACAAAACTAAATGCCCAAGTATTTGTTGAAGAACTAAGTAAAACTATTGTCCCAATACCGTTAATTACGTTTACTGCCGCCGCGCCGCCGTTTCCAATGCCAAAACCAGTTGTGTAATTAGATGTTGCTGCGCTAGCCGCTGTTGTGGTGCTTGCGCCTAAATATCCAGTTGTTTCATAAGTTCCAGAGCCACCTTGTATTAAATAGTTACTTGCTCCGTTTGTACTTACCCCACTAAACATCACAGTCACTCGCCTCACACCTGACGGAATACCCGTAAAGTTGATAGCCGTACCGCTGGTAGAGTTTTGAGCCGTAGCCGTGTTAATCAGGCCAACCGTTCCGGCTTGGTTCCCAGTAATTGTTGCTGGCATGGTGTACTCCTTTAAGCGTGCAGGGCACGCAACTCGGCAAGGGCGGTGCAGGCGTCAGCCAGATTGGTAATGTCACGCAAGCGCTGCTTCTCGGCAACGATTGCGGCAGTGTCGCCACCAACTTCCAAGGCACGCTGAAACGCCACGTCCTGTGCAGCTAACAACGGGGCACGCTCGGCACGCAAACGATCCTTGGTGATGCTTTTGGCTTTATCTAAGTTAACGGTCACCACGCCACGGGTCTGTTCCCATGCGTTAAAAAAATCGTAATCCTCTTCGGGTAACGTGGATTTGCCCACAATGAAACTTTGCACGCCAGCAGGAATATCTTTGGCCTGCACTTGTTCAATAGGCAGTTCGCCCGTAGGCACGCAGACAGACACGCCGCCAAGATCGTTTGTGAAGATAATTACATTTGCCATTTTGGGCTCCTTATTTGTTGGGGATTATTGGAAGAACGCAACGGATAAATACAACGAATCAGCGGGAGTAACCGCTGAATAAACAGAGTAAATTCGGCAAGATCCAGTTGCTATAAACGAGTCCGCCATCATAATAATCCGTGTGCCAGAAGCCGTGCTTGCGGCGCTACCCGAACCGGCCATTGCGTAGCTAGTGTTTGCAAATGCGTTTGTAAAATTAACCGTTGTTTCGCCGGTGGTGTTATACGTTATGGAACTGACGTTGTACGACCCACGAATTGTGCCGTTTGTCCCGTTGTATTGCGCCCACGCTTTTGCACTGCCCCGAATAGGGTTTGTTGCCGACGTGCTGTTGGTGCCGTCGCTGAGTGTTGTTATTACAAGAGTTCCCGGCATGATTTACCTTTCAGCGAAAGAAAGCAGCATTAACGTATGTTGGTGCCGCTGCCGCTGCATATACATATGTCGCAATAGTTGCTGCTGTTGTTGTGGGTGCCGTTGCTCCAATATTATTTAGAACAAACGAGCTTGCACCACTACTGCTAGAACTGTGGCTGCCGCTGTAACTATAATTTGCATCAGGAAATGCGCTTGTAAAATTGATTGTAAAAACCCCTGATGAAACGTAAGTCACGCTGCTTACATTGAAAGAAGCTCTAATTGTGGGGCTTGTTGTTGACCCATTAAAGTTTACCCAAGCCCTGCACAGCGTACCAATAGTCGTGCCGTTGGTGTTTTGGAATACGGGAGCACCTGTGGTGCTCGACTTGACCGTATCAACTACAACTGTTCCTGCCATGATTGCTCCTTAAACGATTGTCCAGCTTGACCCTGTGGGGATTGTCACAGACGCCCCGGTGCTGATTGTGATCGGTCCAGCAGACATGCCGTTGTAATTGGTGGTCATGGTGTAGGTCAGACCGATTGTCTGTGGGTTTTCATACACGGCCCCACCCGATGTGTTTGTTCCGTTGTTTACATAGGTCGAATACGCGGCACCGCCGTTAATGTTGATGTTCCAAGTGCCTGAGTTATAAACGACCTGCGTTCCGGCAACGTACAAGTTGCCTGCAAAATACCCGCGACCGTTGTCGGAGTCCAAGAAAATCCTGGCTGTCCCACCGCTTGCAACGTACATACCCCACGTATTTGTGGGCACGCCGCCTGGGTTTCCTGCCGCATATCCCGCGTATGTGTATCCGATGCCATACATATTCCCTAGGTTTGTTGTGCCTGGAACATACGCGCCGCCAATTGAGTAAATGGCCCCGGAGGTTGCAGTAGTTTCAACCGACGAATAGTTGCCATTTAAATACCCTGCGCCTGCGGCAGTGCGGTAGATTGGGCCGGATGTTGAAAAAGAAGAGCCGGTAATTCCCCCGGTTACAGTTAATGCGCCAGCGGGGTCAAGGGTGGCTTTAACTGTTGGCGAACCGTTTGTGTAAAGCTTTAATGATTTACCAGTCTCTGCAAATATAGCCACATCAGTGCTGGTGTTTCCTTGTATTGCGCCATCAACACCAAAAACGCCATATTGATTTCCGTTTTGTCTCGCGGAGAATGAGCCGCCACCAGTTGTAGTGCTGTTGTCCGCAACAACAACTCCATAATTGCTGGTCGATTTAAATCTGGCAATAATGCCGCTTGTGGAGGACGATAAATCAAGTGGATAGGATGGTGCAATGTTAACACCAAGCGCCGTCGCAGTGATCGTGCCCGCGCTGAAGTTACCCGAGGCATCCCGCGCAACAATGGTGCTGGCAGTGTTTAAGTTGGTCGCGTTGGACGTGACCGTGAAGATTGCGGCGGTGCTCTGGTTAGCTGTAAACGTCTGCGAACCAGAAAGACCTGTTCCAGACACGTTCATTGTCAACGTGCCGTTGTTAACCGTAGGGATGTCCGAAGTAAGCGCCACTGTGCCCGTGGTTGCAGGCATGGTAATGGTGGTTGCGCCCGCAGCGGCGGCGGCTTTAAATACCGTAGTGCCTGAAGTTGAGCCGCTAAATGTTGCGCCGCCGCCCCCTATTGTTGGGGTTGTCAGCGATGGGCTGGTGGACAGCACGTTTGCCCCAGAACCCGTGGAAGTGGTTACGCCTGTGCCACCATTGACGACGTTCAATGTACCCGCCAAAGTCACAGCGCCAGATGTTGCCGTGCTGGGGGTGAATCCCGTGGTGCCCGCGCTGAATGAGGAAACACCCAACGTGGACAAGTTGACCCAAGTTGGAGCCGCTGCCCCGTTGCTCTGCAAAATTTGGCCGGAGGTGCCCGCCGCCGTGAAGGCATATGCCGTGCCCGTGCCGTAGGTGACCCCGCCGTTGGTGGCCGTGGCGCTGGTGTTTGTACCGCCGTTGGCGATGGGAAGGGTGCCGCTGACGTGCGTAGCCAAGCCGATCTTGCCCCAGCTTGGGGCTGAACCCACACCGCCGGAGATCAGGGCATTGCCGACCGCTACGTCTGCGAGTTTGGCCAGAGAAGTCGTTGTATCCGCATACAGCAAATCTCCCACAGCGTAAGTACCGAATCCAGTACCGCCATACACAGGACCAATAACACTCCCGTTCCAAGTACCAGCAGTGAGAGTACCAACACCTGTAATTCCTGTATAAGAACCAGACAGCCGCCCCGTAGGGAGCGTTCCAGATGTGATGTTGGTGGCATTGGTTGTGTCCGTCGTGGCTGAAGCTGCGAGGCCAGATACCGCACCAGCGGCAATTGCTATGGCCGTATTGGTAACCGAAGTGATCTGGCCCTGGGCGTTGACCGCGAACACGGGTACCTGCGATGCAGAGCCGTAGGTTGCCGCGCTTACCCCGGTGTTGGAGATGTTGAACGTCGTTGAGGGGGACAGGTTCAGCCCCGTGCCTGCGTTGTACACCTGCGCCGCACTGAACTGGGAGAACGTGATTGCCGTCGTACCGAAGGTGATAACCCCCACGGTCGTACAAACATACCCCTCACCCGCGCCCGTGTCGCCGTTGGTTACAAAGAAGGCATCGCCTTGGCCAAGGGAGTTGGGGCTGCTTGGGGCGTAGGTGTCCGCGTCAGTTGCGCGAGTCAGCACCCAGTTTGTGCCGCCTGGGTCTGGAGTTCCCACGGTGGTAACCGTATACACCCCGTTTTCATACGCGTTGGTCTGGTTGTAGATCAAGACACGCTTGGTGGTGGTCATCAAGACGCCATCAATGGTCAACGCCGCCTTTGTTCCTGCGTTTGTAAGCGTGGCTCCAACACCAACGCCCGGCCCTCCCGGCTGGTTGTACGCAGCATTTAAGTTACCCGCAGTGTTAGGGGACTCTACATAGACAGGCGCGTGATAGTGGATACCAGCCGCCGCAACAGTGTCTACATAGGACTTGTTTGCCAAGTCAGTACCAGCCGAAGGCGTTGTCGACACAGTGCCCGCTGTCAGCGTAGCTGTGGTCGCGCTCAAGGTGTTGAATGTGCTCTGTACAGGATATGAGCCAGGGGAGTCCAAGTACACAGACCGCTCAGACGGGTAGGTCACAAAGACGTTTTTGGACCCGGCAGCAAAAGACACCAACGTCCCGCCGCTGCTGGAGGAGAGCACGGTGTCACGAGACAGGGTTGTGCCCGACGCGGTGTACGTACCAATACCTACTTCCCAGTCGCCAGTGATTGAGTCGTTGATGGTGTAGTAGGTGGTGTTGCCGTTACCAATCGTTGCAAAGGACTGAAAGCCGAGCACCGCCCCGCCCAAGGTAATCGTGCCTGTACCTACGGTTGTGGTTGTTTCTTGTACTCTGTCTTTTACTACGAGGGCCATGTCATTTCCTTAGGATGGGATGTCGTCCCAGTCTGGCGTTTGCGGTACCACAATCGGGTTCCAAGTAAATGTTGGGGCGGGGATGTTTACATTTTGCCAGGTTATTGCGCCATCGTCTTGCACTTCACCCCAAACCAGCGCGTTGCCGATCTGGACGTAAATTTGAACTCCGGTCAGGTACACATTGGCTGTGCGCAACGCGGTCAGCGCTGACAGCGCCGTTGCCGCTTCCGCGACCGTGCCACTGAGTTCCGCAACTACAGTTTGGGCGGATGCCCCAGCCGCTTGCTCCGATACGGCGACCGCAAAGACAAGCGCACCAGAACTGGCCGATGCACCGGACGCTGCCTCCAACATTGCGGCTTGAAATACGGCTTGGCTGGAAGACGTTGCTGCCGCCTGTGCCAATTCCGATATAGCAGCTACAAAATCCGCTTGAGATGTAGCCGTGGATACCCCTGATGCAGCTTCCGCAATAGCGGCAATAAAACTAACACTGCTGGTAAATGCTCCCGCGCCGCTCGCGGTCTCCGCCACCACCGGATTGAAAATGTTGTTGATGGTGTTAACCGCCTCAGCCGCAGTGCCGGTCTCCGCATCCGTGGCAACAAAATCAGCCCGCGACAAATACGCTGCAACTGCGGAAGCAGCTTCAGCTACCGCTACATCGTATATAGCGCCCGTTCTTCCCAGGGACGCAAATGGAGCCTGAGCAAATGCGGAGATTCCAAACACCTAACCTCCTATCAAGTGGCGGTCAGTGAGAAGGTGTAAGTCACGTTCAGAGTGTCGCCGCTGTCCACAAACTTGTCGCCGCCAGTGAAGTCACCTGCGGAGAACAAAACGCCCGACGTGCCGCTGTCCACATTAGCCAGGAAAGCCCCAGCAATGGTAACCGTCGCGTTCATCACAAACGAAGAGGGGGATGCGGAGTTAGAGATGACAGACGGGTTGGCCGTAGTAGCCGTACCAAACGTCACCGCCTTGCGTGCCCCAGCGTATGCAGCGCTCTCAGTCCAACCTGCGTGAATAGCCAGGGTGTCCCCGGCAGCAAAGGTAGTGCCGGACCCAGGACCAGTCACCAAGCCCAGATACCAAGCGGCGGTGTATGCCGCGCCTTTGAACGTCTGGGTGTTCATGTACTGAACGCCTTCGTTCATCACCAAATTGGGGAAGCTATCCGTCCACTTGACGGTGCCGTCCGGTGCAACGCACTCAACTGTATATACGCCGCCCGCGCCCACCTGCTCGGTAGCGGCTCTGTGGGTCACCAATCCGGCGGAGACAACATCTTGGGCAATACTGGTTTCGGGCTTGTTCATAAAAACTCCTGTTATGTGATCCGCACGATGGCGCTGTTGGCATCGGGGGTGGGGAAGATTACCTGCAAGGTGTCGTCATTCAAAACTTTGTCGGACCCAAAATCCAACACCGCAACAGACTTGTTGCCTTGGGTTGTGTTGTATATCAGCGCTCCGCGCACGGTGAAGCTCGCATTGGGCCATGTCACTGTGGCGAACGAGATGTACGCCGTGGTGGTTCCGCCGCTGTTTGTGCCATAGGTTGGGGAGGTGCTGATGGTCAACTCCTTACCGCCAGCCACGTAGCCCGTACCAACAGACGACACTTCATTGGACGTGGTGTACACCGTAGTGCTCGGGCCAATCGTGGCCGCTGAGGTATACAGCGCGATGTAGAACGTGTTGGGCGATGTGGGGCCAAAGTTGTGGACTGCTTGGAGCAGTTCAACTTTAAAACTGGTGGTCGCGGTTTGTGAGATTGCCATGGATTAGGACACCTTAACTCTTGGCATGCCGTCACGGTATGTGTCAGCCTCTTGCTTGCCGTCACCCAAGTTCTTGAGCAGTGCAATGGATTGCAGGTACTGCGTCTGGTACAGATCAACCAAGTCCTTCTCGCCCTTCATGTAGCGAATGGCTTCGATCAAAGTGCCGTTGAGCAGCGCCGCATCAAAATGTTCGCCCACCCAAGTCTCGCCGTTCTCATTGGAGACAGTCAGTACAGGCACGGAGAAGCCGGACCCAGTGCTACCAAGCACGCCAGTCAGCGAGTCGCCAACTGCGTAGTAACACCCGGGGTTGACGATGTTGACTGCCACCACCGCGCCGCCAGAGACTTGAACATTGGCTGTAGCGCCTATGCCGGAAGCTGACCCCGTGAGCGGCACATTGAAGTACCACCGGTTGGCGTAGCCAGACCCAGGAACAATCGTGCTCAAGCTGCCGATGGCCCGCTGAACAATCGACTCGGGGTAGTAGTAATAGTGCATCTCTGCGTCATACGCCGCAGTGGCCGTTGGGCCAACGATGAAGGTCAAATCATTGACTGAGTTGGAGCGGGTTCCAAACAACGCAAAGTGTTGCGGCACGCCCTTGACCGTGGGGTCAGGATACGCTTCGCGGATGAAGTCCACGTCCTTGCTGAGCATGTAGGAGTACACCCCGTTTACTTTGACCGCCAACGAATAGATGGCCAAGAAGTCGCTGGGCACTGCCAGATACTCGCTCGTGGTTGAGAACGTGCCAGTCACATTTTTGCGCAGGTTCGCCAACTGAACAGTGTTATAAATATTCTGCTCAGTTACCCGAATCATTGTGTTCAGGTCTATCGTCGGAAATGTGTTCTCCGTGTAGTCCTGAACTGCTGTGACAAGCTCCGCGTACTTCATGCCATTGGGCCTCTTGACATCAAGCCTTTGGTAGCCGCGCCAGTACCGCGCATTTTGATGCCGCTGGTTTTGGTAGCGCCGCCATCAGACTTGCTGATGTTGCCAACCGAAGCATTGACCGTATCCGCACGGCTGTGGTTTGGGCCACTGCCGGGGTTCTCAGAAATGCGCATCGGCTTGCCGTCCATTGTGTGGGGCTTGGCGTAGACGCTGGCATCGCCAACTTCTTTGCCCATCATCTTTTTGCTGAATTTAGCCATTACTTGCTCCCAGATTTCTGGTTCATAGCGCGAGACAAATTCTTGCCGTATTTTTTACGGTCCATGCTGGTGGGGCCCCCGGCCTTCATACCTTTGACGTGCATGCGCTTTTCGTGCGCTTTGACTTCGGTATCGGCGATTGCCTTGACTTGCTTCTTGTCCATGTTCGCTCCTAAATTACATTTACTGTGACTGTACCAATTCCCGTTGACAAAGCCAAGTAGTTCGGCGTCAACGCGCTATCGAAATTGCGAGACCCACCAACTGGGTTCCACCCCCACTGAATGACTCGGCTTCCGCCGCCGATCGACCCGGTTGACGTAGTGCCTGACTGGTAGTACGTATTATCGGGCCTCGGGTTACGCACCGCCTGCGGATCATCTACGGGGAACATCCCCAACAGCAACTGAGGCTGGTCAGGGTCCCAGCACTCCGGGCAAACATTGAGCTTGTACTGCTTGGTCTTGATGACCTCAAACTTCAGTTTTTTGAGCTTGTACTGCTGTCCGCACCGGTCGCACTCAGCAATACTGTTCTTGCCAGACGCAAACCGGTTACTCATTATGTACCCCCGCCAATGAACATCTGACGGGGCACAAAGCGAATTGCCGCCTTCTCGCGGTCTTCCCCTGCCGCCAAGTCAAACTGCTCGTCGTAGGCGTTTTTAAGCATCTCCACGCGGGATACCAAATCGGGGTTCTTCATGGCAATGTGGTACGCCAGCCCGGCGGTCAGCGCAGGCAGGAAGCGGAACACCACATCGGGGGTCTGGACGCCCGAGCCAGCATCGTCAATACGGCGCATGCGCCAGTAGCGGAACACGTAGTAGGGGCTCCCAACGGTGCCTTGGTCAGGCACTGGCCATACGGTTATCTTGGGAGCGTCGCGCAAGCGTTGCACCCAGACCTGGATTGGTCGGGCTTGCTGGAGCTTGTTCGGGATGGTGGCGTAGGTAGAAACACTGATACGCGTGATGGACAAGTCGGCTTGCGTGGACACATTCCCCTGACCCGTGCGGATCACATGCTCCATGATGTCGATGGTGTCGGCGGGAAGGTCATACGTGGACGTACCCTGCACCATGTTGATGTAGCCCTCCTCGATGGTCCACATGTTGATACCACGGTTTTGCCACTCGATGGTCATCAAGTTCATGGACCGCCGGGCGGTCTTCAAGTCATAGCCAGAGCGCATTTCCCGGCCCGCACGCTCCCATGCTTCCTCGGCAATCTCCGTGAAGTTCATGTTGAAGTCAGTGGTGCCAGATACGGCCATGATTACCTCGGCTTGCGTTGTTTGCGGTTGGACCGGGGCGCTTCAAACCCGCGTGACGCTCTCATGTTATCCACGAGATTGGGATACGGACGCCCCGCCTTTGCTGCCGCCGCTTTGGCGGACGACTTCTGCGCTGGGCTCAGCTTGGTATGCGTCTTCGCCGGGTTGGGTTTGTCCCACACCTCTCCGCCTTCAGCGTACTGCGTGAAGTCCGTGTCGTCCCTGCGTGCCTTTTTCACGGCACGGGGCATCTTGGAGGGCAGGATAGCCCCCATCCCCCGGCTGGCTTTCATACTGTGGTCCTTAGCAGGCCATGCCGCCCTTGTTCATCTTGATCTGCGTGCCCTTGGTTTTGCCCTTCATGGCAATACCGTCGCGGCTGGGGGCTGCGGTACGAACTGCACCCATGGACGAAGCCTTGACGCCGCCGCCCTTTTTCATGCCCTTCATCTCAGCCTTCTCATGCTTAATCATGGAAGCGGGAGCGCCCTTTTTCTTCATAAAGGACACTTCTTTGCCGATCATTGCTTTGGAATCTTTCATGTCACCACCTTTTGAAAATTTGCGGCCCTTGTCCGCGTTGGAGAAATATTTGCCCACAGACTGTGGAACGCCCGCCTTCTTCGCAAAAGCCGGGTTATGCGCCACGGCTTCCATGAAATTGTGCTGCTTCCGGCTGCTGCTGGGCATTACATGTACTTTCCACGGGTCTTCCCGCGTTGAGCAATACCATCGCCGCGCTTGGACGCTCCGGCCACCTTCCCGCCCTTTTTAAAGGTCTTGGAAGGGGTTAGCTTGGCCATCGAATCGGATGCTGTTGGCAGTCCTGGAGCAGTTGCAGTGTTGGGGCTGGAGGAAAAGCCAAAAGACGACCCTTGGTTGCCGTTTACAGCTTGATTGATCTGCTCCAAAGACTGGCCCATCTGTTCCATAGCGCCTTGCGCTCCGCCGGAACTGCCAACCCCGGTCAGCCCGCCAACATTAAACCGTTTTGTCTTCATCGCCGTCTTTCTTGCGGTTGACTACCTTTTGCACAGTGTCGCTTTCCCAGATGCGCAGGCTCAGCCAGACAACGGTCAGCAGGCCGGTAACCAACCCAACGATGGGCGGGAACCACTGCATGAAACCGCTGACCCCGGCCACTACTGCCGCGCCGTCCGCCATCACTTTAACGTCATGCTGGTTCATTTAGCACTTCCACGCCCGTAGGCTCTTGTTGATCCGCGAATCCGGGTCTTTGGCCGTCTTCGCGCTGGTCAGCTTTGACTTCATCCCCTCCATGCGGGCGCAAAAAGAGTCGCGCCTGCTGCCGCCCTCGGGTTGAGGGGGCTTGAGGTTCATACCCTGTTTTTTCGCAGAGGCTCGGCCCTTGGCGTTGAGTCCGCCATTGGGGTTCTTGCCTTCCTTGCGTTGCCATGCAGGTGATTTAGCCATACACCACCGTAATACCCACGGGCACGGTGGCCACAGCGGTATACCAAATTCCGTTAGGGAACAAAATACCCTCGCCGGGCAAAATCACATTGGTCATGTTTGAGTTTGAACCTGTATCCAACTCCAACAAAATGTTGCCGCCAGAAGCATCCAAAAATCTGGCCATTCCGGCGGTTGCGCCACCCATAATGATTACGGATTTGAGCCGCACGCGCCCAGAGACAAGCGCTTGGTTTGTCTGTGCGCCGCCAGTATGAGCGGACTTAACGTCCGTTTGCATTGCCATAATCAATCTCCTTTAAAACAAGGGGCCGAAGCCCCTGAGATCAATTTTCGTTGGGGGCAGCGTACATTGCGCCGTCAGAGCCGCGCACGATGTAACGGATCACAATCAAGCCTGCGCCAGCAGACGATGCGCCCTGTGCAACCGTGTAGGTCACAAACTTGTCAGTGGCACCAACGTTGGCCCACAACGCAGCGGCGGCTTCCGTGGCATCGCAGGCAAACGTAGCGACGCCAGGGTTAGTCACAGTCAACGCGGCAGTGATGGCGGTTGCGCCGATCGACAACGTGATGGTCGAGGCAGCAGTGAAAGTCGTGGTGGTGATGAAGCTGATCTCAGCAATCAAAGCGCCAGCAGGCAATGCGAACGCATTGGTGGCATCAGCGTCGTTGTACAGAACCGCTTTGGTCTGGGTGACGTTGGTAGCGCCGGTGTTGCGAGTGGTGTCGGCAGTCGTGCCGGTGGTGTAGCGATTGGTGCCCAGCAACCAGGGGCCAAGGTGAGTAGCAAAACCCATTTTCAAATCTCCATGCGTTAGGGCGTATCAATCTTGCATGACAGTCAGCCGGGACTGTTTGATACACCGGTTTTCCCCGGAATGAATGCAATATACACCAAAAGAAAAAGGGGCACAAGGCCCCTTTTCCAGTCTCATCAAGACGAACCGGGTGATCCGAAGATGCCCAGAGGGTCAGACACGCCGAACGAATAACGCTCACGGGCCTTGTAGCGGACGTTGCCGGTGTCGAAGTCGCCGTCCATGCTGTTTTGCAGCGGGGTGCGGACGAAGTGCTTCAGACCGTTGGGCACGTCAGTCAACAGGAACCAAGCATTGGTGTCGGTCAAGAAGTGGTTAACAGTGTAACCACCGGGGATCGAACCGTTGCTCTTGATTGCGTTGATGTCGTTGTCAGTGGTACCAACACGCAACTCGGTCTCGAGCAGGCGGGTAGCCACGAACATCAGGGTGGGAGGAATCACCAGCTTTTTGGGCTTGGCGGCGATCAGCAATCCACGCTCATCGGTCCATGCAGCGATTTGAATCACGGCATTTTCCAAAGAGGTTTCATTCAGATCGGCACCAGTCGTGGGCCGGTTGCTGTTGGTGCCACCAGAGATCAAGGGGTGATCGGTAACGCACAGGGCTTTACCGTCGCCATAGGTCACTGAGGTGCTGAACGCGTTGTTCAGAACATAAGCAGCCTTGACTTGCTTGGTGTACGCCATACCACGGGCCAAAGCCTTGGTGTAGCGGCTGGAGAGGCTGTCGTACAGGTTATCTTCCACGGCTTCCTCAGTGATGGAGAAGCCCATCGCAATGGTTTCGTGGTTGTAACGAGCAGTCCAAGCTTCCTGCGCATTGTCATAAGCAATGGCAGCGCCTTCGTTCTTCACCGGAGCGGCGGAGAAGCCAGACAGCTTGGTTTCCTCTTCAAAGCTACGCTCCGAGGATTCGGTTTCGTAGATTTCCTTGTGCTCTTCGCCATACTTGGCGTACTCCAAACCGAACAAAGCGTTCAGACCAGGGAGCAGTTCCTTGAGCAGTTGTGCGCGTGAAATTGCCATGATTTACTCCTTAAACGCCAGTGGTGTTGTTGTACTGATGCGTGTTGAGCTTAACCAGGAGTTCTGGGTAATACAAGGCGCTGGACACAGCGTAAGCAGTGTCAGGAACCAAGTCAATCACACGAATCGGAAGGGCTGCGGTGGTGTCCTCGCTACCAATCAACACAGACATGGTGGAGTCGCCGGTCGTGGCGGAGCCAGAACCAGAAACAACCGCAATGTTTGCGCCCAGGTATGCGCGGGTGGGTGCCGTAGCGGTGGTGGGAACCACGCTGCTGCCGTTGGTGGCAACAACCTTGAACAGCGCCATGGGGTCATCGACCACATAAGCAACTGCGCCAGTGGTAGCCAGAGCGTCCGGCCAGTTTTGGCTGTAGGTCGGTTGACCATTGGTGGGGTTGATGTACGAGCAGCCGACGAATACGCCGACCATCGCGCCAGTGGTGGTGCCCGCAAAACGGGTAACAACGCCCCCAGTGCCCAAAGTCACCAGATCGCCGTTGTAGATAGCTGCCGTGCCAGATGCAATCCCGAGTTGTCGGGTTGCGCCAGCGTAAGGCAGGCCATCAATACGGTTCACCGGCTTGAAGCCATAGGGAGCGCTAACGGTGGGATAAGCCATGTTTTACTCCAAAAAAGTTAAATACCTTTACCGAAAGTAACTTGCGAATTCCGCTCTTTGAAAAGCGGCATTTTTGGGTTATTTTCACGCATGAAAGTGTTATCCACTGAGTTCATCTGCGAATCAGCTTGTTGCTGATAATACGCGTCACGATCCTGTGTGAATTCCACTGGGGTTTTGCAAAGCAACAAGCCTCCTACCTCGATGCAATCTGGGAAGCGACTTTGTGGGTTGCTCATAATTTGCAATCGTGGCTGAGTGCTGGCCTTCACAGGCTCCCAACCTTCGCGGAGTTTTGAAGAGATGTTAAGCGGATCGGGATTATTGAGCGTGGCCAAACGAATCCAGCGGAATGCCCACCCAGCTTCTGGCTCGGGATCAGGCAGCAACTGCGGGGGTGCCCACTTGCGCGGACGCATCGTTTGTTCACGGGACTCAAGGTCACGACTACCACGTTTGGTTTGGGTATTTTCTTCGCTCATTTCATTTCCTCATTTCTTCCGCAACCTTGCGGGCATAAAGTTCCAAAGGCACATTAAGCCGTCGGGCGATTTCGACCTGCGATTTGGTAAGTACGACCTTTCGGGGCGCAGTACTCCGCGTTGCCGGTGCGACAACGTTTGACTTTTGGCGCTGAGGTGACGCATCAGCGGGTTTCTCCGATTCAAACTGATCTGGAAACCTGGTTCGCATTTCCTCGTCTATACGGCGAAAATAATCGTCGCTGGCCGGGGAAACACGCTCTTCTTGTACCAAGTCCTCGTGTAAGGCAATCGCATAAGCCGTCATTTTTCGGTTAGTGCCAAACCAAGGATTGGAGTCCCGCCAAGCATCTGCGCGTGGGTCCCTGCGGGGCTCATCACGGGTCTCGGGGGGCGATTGGGGCGTTTGTACCTCAATTTTTTCCTCTTGTAAAGGGGTAGGCTTGAAGTTATTTACGCGCTCCGCTCTGATCTTGGCCGCAGTCATTTCCTCCTGGGCGTTGGCCAAAGCTTCCGAGTCCCCGGCCTCATAGGCCTCCCGGTACTTGCGCTTGGCTTGGTCCATTTCATTGGCCACGACCTTTTTGGCTTGCTCCAGCAGCGCGGTTTGCCCCTGAGACAACGAGCCCTTGAGCTTCTTGTTCTCCTCAGCAATGATCTGCGCCGCCCGCACGGCTTCCTCGCGCTCACGCAGGGCTGATTCTTTGGCCCGGCGCTCCTCGTGGTAGCCCTTGGTGAAGTGCTGAATGCGTTTTTTGACGCTCTCGTCGTACTTGTCAAGCTCCTCGTCGGTCATCTCTTTGGGAGCTTCAGCCATGGGCTTGCGGTTGCGATCCGCCGGAGGAGTATCGTCAACGATCTCAATTTCCGGCTTATCGTCCTCCACCTTTGCCTCAGGCGCTTTGGACTGTGCTTCGTCTGGGAATTCAAATTCGACTTTATCCATGGTCATTCCTTAAGCGCGGGTGATACCACGGGGGTCTTGCACAACTGCTTCCACGGAGTCATCGTTGATGATGCGGAACTCTTTGCCGTGGATTTTGATCCGCGTGCCTGTGTTGGGGCGAACCAACACGAAGTCTCCGACCTTACAAGATGGCCCATTGGGGAAGCGTTTCTCGTCTTTATAGGCGTCTGGGCCAACCTTCACAACAAACAGCACGGGGGACAGAAGCTCCTCAAAGTGCATGGTTTGCCCGGCTTTCACGAGCCCGCTGTCGCCATACTCCTCGTCAATGTCCGGGAGGACACACAACAAGTGGAAGGTTACTGGGTCAGGCACTTGCTTCGCCTTCTCCTCCGCCGAGGTATTCAAAATACCCGACAGGTCTACTGCCGCAACGTCAAATTCAGTCATCGTCATTTTCCTTTAGTCTACGCACGAGGTCGCCTATTTCTGACTGTGCGGTCAGGAGACCTCGGATAGTCCCGCACAGTTCTTTGTAGTGATCGTAGGACGAAGCCCCGCCATCACTCAAAACTTCGATGAGTCCAACTTTGCGCTCCTCCAATTTGGAGTGCAGTAGCCCCAGTATCTTGTTGTCCATCAATCCTCCTTAGCCTTCGGTTTTGGTTGACTGCGCATCAACTCTGCTTTGATCCGCGCCTGCTCCTGCGCGTGTGTGAGCTTCTGGTTGTGCACCTGCCCGCCGTGGGCCATCTGTTGTGCGTGCATCTGTTGCGCCTGCGCCATGCCTTGCTGCTGCTTCTGCGCCTCAAGCTGTTGCGCCTGTTGCGCTTGAGCCATCTCCATGGCGTGACGTTGGCTCTGCATCTCCATCTCTTGACGGTGACGCTCGGCGATCATCACGGGGTCCTCGACCGCGCTGCCTTGGGCTTGCGCCTTAAGCTCGATCTCAGCTTGCTTGAGCAACAAGTCACCCTCGACCTTCTTGGCCTTGGTGTCAGCTTCCTGCTTCTTGATCTGCAACTCAGCTTGCTGCATCTGGACGATCGGGTCTTGTGCCATCTGCTGGGCTTGCTGTTGCTGAGCCTGAGCCTTGCTCTGGGCCAACACCTGCTGTGCGGCCTGGGCCACCAAGCGGGACAACTGCACCTCCAACTCTTTGGGGATCTCTTCGTTGGGTGCTGGCAACTCGACACCAAGCTGGTCCTCGACCTTGCGGCGGTAAGCGAACGCCAAGTGCTCACTGATGTGGGCCATGATCTCAGCCTGCATCTTCTGCGCTTGTGGGTTCTGGCCAATCTGGGCCATCATCAGCGGGTCCTGCATCAGCGCGCTGTGCACCGAGATGTGCGCATCGTGGTCCTGGTATATGAACGCCTTGGTGGGGTCGCCATTGAGGAACGCCATGTTCTCTGACACAGGGTCCCGGGGCTTCATGTCCTCATCCATGGGCACCAGCTTCTCGCCGTTCTTCACACCCAACACCTCAATCATCTGGCGGTGCAGGTAAGGCAAGTCGTATATCTGCGGTGCACCCTGGGCCATCTGCATGACCGCTTGGTACTGCATGATCCTCTGGGCCATCGTGCTGCTGTTGGGGTCCGACACCGGGATCACGTCGACCATGTCGTAGTCCGACTGCTTGACTTGGCGGTCGCCACTGGCGGGGTCGTACTCGTAGTCCTGCGGCGCGTAGTCGCGGATGATGTTTTTGAGGAGCTTGAACTCCTCCTTCATGCTGTAGTGCACCCGCGCCTGGACAGCCGACATTACCTTCAACTGCCGCTCGAGCAACGCCAACGTGGTACCCACCGGTGCATTGGCGCTCATGTCGCTGACGTTCATGTCCGCGATAGAGCCCAGACGACGGCCTTCGTCGGTGATCTTCTCCAACAGCCCGGCCAGCACTTGGCTTGGCTCTTTGTACGGCAGGGCCATGATGTTGTCTTTGATGCTGCCGCTTGGCACGTCCACATCGCGGAACTCGCCCGGGGCGATGGGCGTGTCGTCGCCCTTGACCCGCAGCCCTCTGGCCTTCAACCCGCCGGGCAGGTTACTGAGTGTGCCCGCGTCGACCAACTGACGGATGAGCATGGTGCCCGCCCGTGCGTACCCGCCGATCAAATGGATCAGCCCCAGGCCGTAAGCGCCAAACCCTGGTATGTATGTGTACTGTACGAAGTGCTGACGCTTTAACTGGCGCTCGTCGTCCGGCTCCCAATTGCGTCTGATGGCCAGCACGTTCTGGGTGTTGCGGTCAATGGTGATGACGTATGGCAATGCAATCCCATCGTCGTCTTCGTACCCGGGCAGGTCATAGTCAACGTGGACCTCATAGATCTGGTAGCGCTCATCGTCAGTAAGGGAATACCCTTGGTCTTCAGCCTTGCGCTTCTCAATGTCGTTGTGGATGGTGACGGGCTCGCCCAGGTCAATATCCCGGTAAAACCCACTGACTTGCAGCTTTTTGATATCGTTCTTGGTCTTGCGCATGGTGTGCGTAAGACGTTCTGCGGAGCGGGCGCTCGACGCGGAGTACGGCAGGATGATGTCTTCCGCCGGAATAAAGATCGACACTTGGCGGCGCAGCCCCGGGTCGTAGTACACCTTTTTAAACGCTGCACCAGCCAGCCCCAGGGAGTACAGCAGCCGCTCGTGCTCCGGGCGGTACTCAGGCATTTCCTCGACCAACTGGTAGTTCATGTCTTCACGAACTCGCTCTGCTGCCTCAGTCTTGTAGCGGTCAATGGCACCGATGATCTCGGTCTTCACCGGGCCAGCGGAGGGGAATGTCTCAATGATTGTTTCACTCTGGAAACGCACTGCCGCTTCAGTCAGCACCGTGGAGTACACCCCGCACGCGCCCGTCCAGGGTTCAGTGCGCTCTTCGTACTTCATGCCAAGGACCTCAAGTCCCTTGACGTACATCTCCACCCAATCTTTGCGGCTGTTGATGTCAGCGTCAACTAACTCCAGCAGGTCGCTTGCAACTTTCTGCAACTCGCCTTCGGACATCTCTTCGGCCAAGTTGGCATCGAAGTCCTCGCCCTTGGTGGCGTCCGGCATCAGAGTAATCTCCATGCTGCCGTCGCTCATCGTTACTGACTCAGGGTCCTCGATCTCAATCTCCAACGCGTCGCCCGGCGCGCTCGGGACGATGCTGTCAAGACCCAACGGGGCTGCATAAATACTCTTTTCCATTTCTGATCCTTAGTAGTACGCAGGCCGACGGGCCCGGTAGAAGGGTTCATTATCCTCGTGGTCGGTGTGCAACCGCAACAGCCCGCCTTTTCTGATCCGCATCAGAGCCAGGGTCATCGCGTCCACCTCGTCATCGTTTTCGCCCGCCGGGAAAGCCAGAATCTCCTCAACGGTCGACGCCGCCCACGACGTCTCGGGAAACCAAACCTGACCCGAGGCAAACATGTCTGCCACAGCATTGAGCCGGGCGATCTTGTCTTGCCCTTTGCCAGGGCTGAAGTCCTGCACAAATATACCCGAGCGGCGCATTTCGTCAATGAGCGGTTGGCCAGACGCTTTGGCTTCCACGATGACGCTATCGGGCTCCCAGTTTTTAAACTGCTCGTGGGCCATGACTTTAAGCTCAGGGAACTCGTACTTGCCTTTGACCCGGTTGAGCAAGATCACGTTGTCGACGTCCTCTTCGTTTTTCCACACGCCCCATGTGTGGCACACAGAGAAGTCAGAGCGCTGCTTGGTGGTGAGCGCCGTATCGTAGGACTGCACAATGAAATCAACCGCAGGTGGGTCATCCTTGGTCCACCACTTGATCCAATCCCGCTTGATGATGGCAGCTTCCGACGCCGTGGGGTTTTGCTGGTACTGCGCATACCATTGCCACATGATGTGGTGCATTGACGCCCGGGTTTGTTGCAGTGCTTCCAGCGTCCACTGCTCTGGCCAAATGGATTTCTCGTTGTCGGTGTTCTCATTGAGAATGGCAGGGAACTCAAACGTCTCGTACTTGTCCCCGCCCTCGTTCATGGCAGAGTCTTTTATCAGCCGCCCAATCAAGTCCCGCTGGTGCCAGCGCGTGTGCAGCACGCAAATCTTCCCGTCCGGCATCAGACGAGTGCGCAAGCCCGCAGAGAACCACTCATAGGTCGAATCCAGTGATGTGGTGTTGCCCGCCTTGATGTCTTGCTCCGACAACGGGTCGTCGGCAATGATTAAGTGCGCTCCGCGACCGGCCAGCGCGCCGCCAACACCGATTGCGAAGTACTCCCCGCCCTTTGTGGTGTTCCATTGGGCCGCTGCTTTGGCATCTGCGGCGATCGCAGTGTCGGGAAATATGGCCTTGTACTCAGGCGTATTGATGAGATTTCGCACTTTCCTGGCCATCACAACAGCCAAATCAGCCGTGTGGGAGGCCACAATTACCTTGTGATCGGGGTGCAAACCGAGGTACCAAGCCGGGTAGTAGATGGAAATCATCTGCGATTTGCCCATCCTGGGGGCCATCGACACCGCAATGCGGTTTTTGATGTTCTTTTCCACGTCCATCAGCAGGTTTCCCAGCCGTTTTAGGTGGACTCCGAACTTGTAGGTGGGGTCCATGGCCGCAATGAACGCCAAAAAGTCCAGTTGGCACATGTCAATGCGCTTGCGGCTCTGCAATTCGTCCATCAAAGCCAGCAATTCCGCCGCTTCCGCCGACGGCAAGCTCTTCACGATGCGATTTACTCGCTCCGGGGTCAGCACATCGCCGGTAATCACTCGCCAAGCACCTCAGAGACGTCCATTTTGGGCCTCTCGGCCAGTTTGTCGGGGGTGGCCACCTCAAAAACGTCGCCTTCGATGACTTTTGTGAGCCTCTCGCGCAGCATTTGCTCCAATTCCTCGGTGGGACGGTGCCGCATGGTGATTTCTGTCTTGTCTGTGAACAATCCGACGTCTGAAATCTTGCCCAGAAGCTCCAGTGACTTGATCCTGATGCGCGGGTCTTGGTTGTCTGACTCCAAAATCAGCTTGTTTGTGACGTAGGTCCGCAGTTGTGCAGCACTTTTGACCACGGTGCGGTCGTATTCATTGAGTAATGCAGCCACATGCACGATTACCCCGGGGCTGGACAGGTCTGTGTCCGTCGCGCCTTGTTCCCCAGCAAAAATTGCCCGGCTCACCCGGCGATCTTCTTCGGTCGGCTCCGGCAGGTAGTCCAAATCTTCCA